TTCGTATGAGCAAAGCAGCAGAATTGGTTGGCGCTGCAAAAGGCGCAGGACCAATACACATGTTCGACAACAAGATAATGGATATAGCCATTGATGATTTCATGGTTGGTGTAGATGAGAGAGTTGACAAAATCAACGCCGCAATCAAAGAAGGAAATACCTCTTTGCGTAACTCACCACTGACCGCAGAAGAAGTTATCCATGGAGTCCCAGGAAATAAAGTTCTTAAAGGATTCAACATGAGTACTTCGGCAGGCTATCCATTTTTCAAGAAGAAACACAATTTGTTTATTCCCGTAACAGAGAATGACTTCGTGATGATTCCTGATGCCGAACAAGCGATTAACCACGCTATGGAATTGGTTGAAGCTGAATGCGCGAATGACACGCCCTTCTGTTCTACATTGAAGAGCGAACTTAAATCTGTCGCGAAAGCAAATGATCCACGAACTTTTTACACTGGAGGCATTGCCTCCTTGTTTATAGTTGGAAAATATGCTAGCCCGATAATTCAAGTTTTTGCGTCAGATCCGATTCACTTCGAAACCTTTAGTGGACTTGATCCTGTGAGCCCAGACGCGCAAGCAATGCACGATCACCTTGCATCAAAGTCAACTACTAACATTATCGCTGGAGATTTCAAAGCGATGGACAAAAATCTTGGACCCCATCTCAAAATAGCAGTGCGCAATATTTTCGTACGCATAGCTAAAAGAATGAATTACACGGAATCTGAAATTAAATGTTTAGAAATTGTTTTTGATCACCTTATTGCTCCATTGATTATGGTTGATGGAAACACAGTAATACTTCCCAACGTGAACACGTCGGGAACGCTATTGACCGTGATCTTCAACGGAGCAGGTGAATCCATTGCTTTTCGATATTTCCTTGAGGAAACATGGCAATTGATATCCAAACTGAAAGCTCAAGGTATGTCCCTACGAGATATAGCAGCTCTATTAACAATGGGAGACGACAACAATAAAGCTCTTTCTGACGAATGTTTAGAACGTGCTCCCGGAGTTGATTGCTTATCGTACAGAGACTTCCTCAAGAAATTTGGAATGGAATATACTTCGCCTGACAAGGAGGCAGATCTCTTACCATTTTATGATCTGTATGAAACCGTATTCTGCCAACGTAAGTACGTGTGGAATGCTGAAATGGACAAATATCTTCTCGGAATTGATCCGAATACCTTTATAAATGCGATGTGCTATCATGAACGAAAGCATTCGCCTGACGATGTCAAAATGCGACTTGTAGCTCTAGGAAATGACTACTGTCGTGAAATGGCAGTTTATGGTAGAGAGAAATACGACAATGCTCAGGAAACAGTTTTGACACTGCTAAGCAAGCTCGAAATTCCTCCATCAGCTGCTATTCTCGAATCGTATGATACTCGAATCGCAACATTCAAGACCAATGGCTTTTATGCTCGCCACGAGAAGTCCGAAGTTCCGCCCAACTTCGCGATTGAACATATGGAAAGCGAACCAGTAACCGCTACCGGAGGTGATCCAATTACCACCGATCTGGTCGATAAGGCAGGTGTCACACATGGAATGGGCAGTGATCCCTTGCCAACAACGACAGGAAATACAGGTACCCATCTGGGTGCGTGGACATCACGCAAAGTTCAAATCATGCGCGAAAGATTCCCACCTGGAACTATGAGAAAAATTCTTTTTCCCTTCTCAGCGTACCTGAAACATCCGTCAATAAAGCCGAAAGTTGACGGATACGCCGGGGTGCGAGGAAATATGCAACTCACAATTGAAATTTCCTGCACGCCTGGCCACTACGCCTCAATATTTTATGGAGTGATACCATACGACGAATTTAATCCGGTGTCGGACAGATTTTTCAACGTGGAGCCTAAGAATTGGGATGCACATACCTCAGCACTGCTCTCACAGCAAACGCTTGGAGGAATGATTCTCCTTCCTGAAGACAAAGGCGCTCACATGGACGTACCGTTAATGACCAATAAAGCGTATGTATCATTATCATCTGACTTGTACTTAGCGAACACTGCTCTATGCTTCATGTCTATGCCAGATATTCGACACTTTCAAAGGGTAGAAGAGCCAATAACAATAATAGTTTATGCTTCCATGCCCAATATCGAATTAATAGGTGCGACAGCAGCAGCGCAATATCAAGCTGATGAAGCCCGTGGTCCCGTTACCAAGGTTTTATCTGCTGCAGTTGATGTCGCTGCTTTTATAGCAGGAGTTAGTAGTAATCATGCTTTTCCAGCGCATTTGTCAGCTGGGCTAACAGCCGCTAGAGACATAGCTGCGATAGCTGGTTTCAGCAGGCCGGTTGACGTATCTGCGCAGAGCACAGTGCAATTAGAAACTCCATACATGTCTGTGACAAATGTACACGATATCTGCGTGCCCCTAGGTCTTGATGCTGTTAATCAAGTGGTGTTAGGACCACACATAGCAGGAGACGACTCAGATCCAATGAACATCAGTTCCATTATCTCACGCAAAGGCTTATTTGCCGCGTTTACATGGACAAAAGATGTTGGAATGGGTGAAACTCTTGCTCAATTTCCGGTATCTCCAGTTTCGATGTTAGCAACTACGAGTTATATGCTTCCGTGTGCTTATATCGCAAACATGTTTGAGTACTGGCAGGGAACGCTTGTATACACATTTTATTTGGTTTCAACGACCTATCATGCAGGTTCAATCTCGATTGAATATGACCCAGTGACAGCACGTCATGACGATGCTGATTTTCCTTTAGTTAGGAAGAGCTTGTTAGACATTACCTCACTAAAACGAGTTGAGATGACCGTGCATTGGCAGTCGCCAGATTTCATGAAAAGGAATCGAACGATGGAGTCGCCTGCGGTGGTATCTCTAGCAAACGCTGGATCACTGTCAAATACTCTATCAGACAACGGAATCATTAAGATGCGAGTACAATCACCGCTTACGAGTAACGTAGCACAATCGGCCGGAGGAACACATGATGCCACTGTTCTTATATTCCTCCGAGCACATCCTGATATGGCTTTTGCTATTCCCAGAGATCCGTATATGGGGAAGTACGAAATTGAGAGTTTCGAACCAGAGTGGATTGGTTCAAAGGAAGACTATGACTATTACAATCTTGACCTTTTGAACGATGAGACAAACGTACGAACTCCTGATAATCTTTTACCTATAGGACGCGATTGCGTTCCAGATCTCCCGGGATATTATAATCCTTATGCCGCGGTTTATTGCGGCACCGCTAACTTGGCATATACTCTACCATCTGAAGGTTTCGTTACCGTAGTTTCGGAAGACCTCAGTCAGTGGATTGATAAACCAGCGGGATTATTAGAATTGCCAGAACCAGAAGAACCCCCAGATGAAGACGAACCACCTTCGGTCGAACCTGCGCCAGCGCCAGCAAGTACTGATGCGCCAGCAGGAAATGCACCGAGTGCTTGGTTTCCGACTTTGTTTCCGGGATCTAGTGCGCCTGTAGCGCCGCCCCCTGCTCCTACAAGACTACCGACCACAGCGCCGACACGCGTTCCAACGCGTGCGCCGACGACAGCGCCAACTACATGGACGCCATCGGTTATCAACGGAGTTGAGAGAATGAATTTTTCACGGGGCGTGTATTACAACACAACAACCGGTAAATACACCATACCGACAAATACGTCGGTAACGTTTTATGGATTCTTCCTAAACAAGCTGAACCACACACTGACATTTACGGCCAGATTGATTTTTAATGAGCCGTGTGTAGTCACGTTCGTGATTCAGCTTGCAGGATCGCAAATTACTGAAACAGCGAGTGTTTCGTCGTTAGGACTTCAAGTTCTCACTGTAACTCGTCCAATCTTAGCAATCCAAGTCCCAACGGGCACAAATTTGGAGCAGAATTTGGAAATTACGATGTCAGTGTCGGCAGGAACACCTGAACTCACGAGTTTTAAAATGCCTTCTAGAAACGTTATACAAGGACTAGTACCTGCGAATAAGATAATGAAGCCAGTGAATGGTAATTCATATTATCCAGCGTATCCCCTTACGCCGAACAATAACTACGAGACTCCAAGAGTACCGTGGTATGAACCATCGATGCCAGGTGAATTGAAACCCATGAGAGGCGCAATAGCTTGCATCGCTGAGGGGCCGTACTTGTCAGTAACTGGCACCACTCAGGCGACTACAAATTGTTTTTTCGAACCATCCACAGTAGTAACTTGGAACAACAATTTGTATATTAGCATGGGTAGTGTCGGCGTTCTGAATGCAACTCCTATACGAGTTCACGCAGTTTACGTCGAGCGTTCGCCAAACGCAGTAGAGCAGATGGATTCGCTTTTGGAACCAGTTAAAGTTCCCGCGAACAATATGCTCAGACAGCATTTTATTGGAGAAGGAATTTCTTCATTGCGAACAATGCTCCGTAGATCTGAACTGTTAGGTAGTTATAAAGAATCTACAAATGGTACAATACCGAAGTGGCCTATTTCAAGTGACAGTAGCTGGCACCTATATATTCTCAGTGCATTCTTAGGAGTGCGAGGATCATATCGAGTGCGCATAATGATCACTAATAGTGGCACAATACCTGCCGTGGTAGAATTTTATCATATGGCAGTTCCCAAACAGTATACTACAGCAATGGAAATCGTTGTAGTCCGGGACTTCAAGATGGTAACTCTTGAGATACCCTATTACTGTATGAAGCGATACGATAACATCTGGCGCTTTTCGCCAATCGTGGTTTGGAAATCTAACGTAGGAGTTAAGATGCAATTCCACTATTGTGCTGGAGAAGACTTGACTGGAGTTTATTATATCGGTTACCCTGGCGCCAGACTTAAGGCGTCAGCTAGCGCATGAGGGTGCGCGCATGAATGCGGAATACATATTTATATATTTACATATTTTACATATTTAGTGTTACATGTTTTACGGAACAAGGTAATCTCCGCTTCGTGCGGAGATGGACGGATTTTCAAAATTTTGCCGGCCCTCACCTTGTTTGAAAGAAGGTTACCCACGGAAGGG